ACTACGGGAAATAACTTGATCATGTAGTTATTTAACTACTTTAGATGGCTCCACCACGTTGTTTGGCCGCACGTTTGGCCATTTTGTCTACTGCATTAGTAGCGGCTTCTGGATCTGGAAGATTAGTTGTTGGATCTTCTTCAGGTGTACCTGGTTCATCACCAAACGGTCTTAGTTTTACTTTGGTTCTATCAAAACTTTTGATTAGGTTTTTAACTGCATCATTGTTTTTGTTTGCGGCCACAAGTGCATCATAGTCAAAGGTAGTATCAGTATTCTGTACAAGTTTAATAACACTGTCTGTACTGATACTTGGCAAAGAATTTTCGTCCTTGTACCTTTGACGAATAAGTTCTAGTGCTGTGACTAGATTATCTTGTGGGTCAGATGCAAACTCAAAAAGACGCATTTAGCGTTTTTCTCTACCTAGATCTGCATCACCACCAACCGCGGCGTCAGTAGCACCAAACTCATCTGCTGGTTCTTCTGCGTCTAGTTCAGGTGCTAGATCAGTGTCTAGGTCTGTTTCAGGTTCTGGCAATGTCATATCAGGAACACTTTCGCCAGCCAATGCTCTACTTGCATTGTCTAAACCTTCTTTTGCTGTTTGTGTAGCAGTCATTAGTTGTTCTAAAGCAACACTTACGCTATTTTTATAAGACTCTGCTTTTTCATCACCTAATTCGTTTCTTGTTGTATCGTAAAGTTGTGGTAACTGTTCGTTCTGCATTTCACCAACTTTTTCTAACATGTCTTGTACTGTGTCTACCATGTCTTTTGCGGCCAATATAACTGAAGCAGTGTCAACTTCTGATTCTGTAATAACATCTTCTTCAACTTCAACTGACTCAACTTGCTCACTAAGATCACGGTTTTCGTCTAACCAAAGATTTAATCCTTCTGCTACTGTTAGTAATTCCATGTAGCGTGGATTTTTCTCTGCTGTGTGAATATCAACACTGTGACGAATACGATCTAAGTTAGCATTAACTGTTTCACTTAAACGTTCTGCTTTTTCAACAGTGAGTTTATCATAGTCAATGGCAAAGCCAAAACGACTTTCCATTACCTTGTTAACCTGCTTAGAGGTTCTAGTAGACATTTCTGTAAGTTTCATAATACTTGTTCCTGATATTTTATACTATTTAGCCATTTCGTAGCATTTTTTTAAATTTTCTTTAGTGTCGGCAATCTTATCCATGGTATCATGGTAACGAGTGCTGTATAGTGTCTCTTTCCATTGATCCTGCTTTTCTAGTGCTGTGTTATAACGTTTACGATATATTATAGCATCCTGCTCTAGTTTATCAAGTTGATGATCTAATGTTTTAATTTGTTTTGCCAGATCATATTTGTTTTTATGTAGAGCGATACAGTAATAGATTGCATCTTTTCTAGATAAAAATTCAACAGTATCAACACGTCCTTCTCTAACTTGCCAGGCTTTGTCAGATTTTTTTAACACAAAGTTATTACCTACTCTAACAGTGGTTCCTATCTGATAACAAAAAGGAAAATTAGATTGTGAGAGTTTAGCAAGTTCCTGTTCTGTAAACCTGCGAATTTTTTCTAAATCAAATTCAGTGTATTTTTTTGTAGATGATTTTGCCATCTTCATTGACCCGTACTAGGACGTCTTTAACTGTGAGTTGATTAGCAAGGATTTGTTCTCTTTCTGTTAAATCGGTTTTATTAACTGATTCACTAGAAAACTTTTCCAACAACTGATACTCTTCGTTGGTCAATGGCATGAATAATTTGTTTTTTGTAAGTTCGACTATTTTCATAAAGTTAAATCCTCTAACTCTATTTATAGTCCAATGGCGCCTTTGGATAAAAAAGCAATGACTGCGGCTGTGAGTACACCAATTATAGTAATACCATATTTGATTACTTGGGCATTACGATTACGCTCGTTAGATGTGAGACAGTTCTTGATATCAACCATATGGTCTTCAAGTTTGTCCATTCTAGATTCTAAATTGTCTAATTTGTCTTCCAACGCCTTGTACCTTTCGGCACATAATTCAACGTGGGCTTCTAGATTTTCTTTCTCAATTTTTGCTGGTGCTGACATACGTCGTGTCTCATTAAACTGTGACTCGATGCCATCTTATGTGCCTATTTGTTGCCTTAATGTGTGCCTTAATGTTGTGCCTTAAGCATCTTGTAGCATTATTGCTACGTTAATATTTATACAAATGGCCTAGTAATAAAGTGTATGTTTTTATACTTCCCTTGTGTGTAAAACACTGGTTGTGGTGGTGCTGGTGCTGTTTCGTCAAGTCCTAGTATTATAGGAACATTTTCAAAGTCTCGTGCAAGTACTCCAAACTGATCCCCGTTTTCTAAGTATGCATCTTGATATTCAACATCAAATTCAAATGCCCAAAAGTTATATTTGAATCCCACTTCGCTCATGTAGTAGTCGCCAAAGTTTAATCTTTTAGTGTCTGCTGAATGACTTTTTACTTGTTCAATACGAAAGATCTGAGTTTTAAGTCCCAGTATCTGTTGTATGGTTTCCCAGTTACGTTGCTGGTTTCTTTCTTTATCAAGTTTATCATTCCATTGGGTAACACCAGTTTCAGTGATGTCTATTAAGGTAAATCCCCAATGTGTCCAAATTCTTTGATCGGTTCTCATATAGATATTTATAGACTAGAAATTGAGGTCAAAAAAAAGCACTCCGAAGAGTGCTTTCTTTATAGTATAAACTACAAATTATACAGCAACGTAGAATGTTTTTACGTTAACAGTAGCACTTGATAAGTCAACTGAGTCAACTGTACCTAATGCTTGAATTTGTGCTTGTAGATCTGAACCACCTGTTGGTGTGAACAATGGACCTTCAATAATGAAAGTTTGTTCTGTGTTTGTGTTACCTAATGGGCCAGCAACTAAAATTGTGTGCATTTGTTGGATTGTATTTAATACAGCCGCTTGTGCACCTTCTGGACCTGCTGAACCGTTCACTGCGTTAACATAGTCAACTGTGAAGATTGTTAAGTCCTTACCTACGTTCTCAAAAGGAACTGAGGTTGCTGTTGGGTTAGTTCTTGTAAATGTTGCCATTTTTGTTTCTCCAAATATTTTACCCGAGTATGTCCGGGCATACTAATATTTATACAAGGAGGGTAAGAACCATTATATGCTACTATATTGATTTTATTTCAAAAGTTCTATTTCTAAGAGGGATTTGGCCATTGTTACGATCGTATTCATCTATTAAGGAAAGTAATCCGCCACATAGTCCAAATTTTGGATCCGGTTGTATGTATTTTAATGACTCTACTAGATATTTGTAATTAACTAGTGGGTTACCATCAAGATTGTTTTCTTCCCACCATGGATCAGTCATATGTGTCCAGCGATCAATACGAGATAGACCAGAATAGTTAATGTTTAATTCTTTACACATTTCATAATGTTGCATTACTTCCATATGATTTTTTTGTTGTGTAACAAAACTAGTGTTAACTCTATATATTCCCATGTCTTGCATGGCTTTGGCTCCATCTATCAGAGTCTGAAATTTACCACCACGTATTAGTTTATATGTTTCTGGTGTGGCCGCATCGAAACTGATACAGACGCTGAATATTTGATCTTTAATTTTACGCAATAGATCTAGATTTTTTGTAACTAGATTTCCGTTTGTGGTAATATTAAATTGAAAACATTTAGGAAGGTCATCACGCATAAAAAAGTTTTTCCAAGCAGTGCTGGCAAACACATCACCTGATCCGTCACATTGTATAGTCACAGTTTGATCAAAGTCTTGATAATCTTCTATTAGTCGATTTAATATACGTTCAGCCTTTTCATTAGCAGGCTTTTCCCATTCAACTTCATATCTACAACTACCGCATTTAAGATTACAGTTTCTATCAATCTGTATGTTTAGCCAAATTGGTAAAGTAGGTCTGTTTATGTTGTCAAAGTCATCTATCTCTTCTAAATTCCATAACTTGCTACATTGATCTTTAAGACAGTGTTTAAAACTTTGATCAAAAATAGACTCTCTAAATTTTTCAAAGTTTTCGTTTTGATAAATTTCAGCCAAAGGAGTCGTTAGGATATTGCCCATGTCAGCATCAAATGTATGCCATCCAGCACACAAACATGAGGCTACATGTCCTTCAGGATAGATACCTACCTGTTCAAAAGGTTCATTGCAATACTTGACCATTAACTAACCTTGGTTTTGAATGTTTGATATAGGTCGTTTTGTATAGTAATTGCGTTGGCTAATTGTTTGATTTTTCTAACAACTACTGCTTTTTCGCTGTCAGATGTTCTATGCCAATCCATTACATGTCTACGTATGTCTTTGAGATTACTGTCAGATATTTTAAAATATCTTTCAAGTTCTAAGAAAAAGTTTCTGTCCATTGGCGTATTTTTATATCCATTGTCCACATCTCTTAGATATCTTTTAAATTGTAGGCTGGGTACATTAATATTATAATTTGTTTTGATTTTATTTTCATATTCATCTTGATTAGCCAATGCTACTAATAGGTTATGTAGGTCAGTGGCTGATGTACGCATACCTTTGAAACTTTGGAAAGGCAGTGTTTTCTGTGCATAAGATTTTGCACTGGCTTTGCTATGGAATCTCAACACTTCTAACATCATCACAGTTAGAAATGCAATACGTGCTATGTCTTCTGCTGACTTACCTTTGAGTCCATCAGCATTACGATATATTCTTGATTCTGATATTTCGTTGATAAAGTCTAACATTAGTTTCTCTTCATAAAGTTAGTTCTTGAAAATTCTAAACGGTCTACTAGTTTAACAGCACCACCGTCATGTCCTAGTGCTACAAAACCTTCTGGTGATGTAACACGATACCCATCGCTGGTTTTTTGAAATGTACCAATTGAGTCTACTTTACTTAATTTGTTAATTAAGAACATTTTCATTTCAATTATTCTTTTGTATACTGCTAAGATTCCTGTTAGGGTGTTGGCATTGTCAGCAATCCATTGTTCTTTTTCTTTAATCTTATCTAGTCTGGCACGAGCCGCTGGTGAATCAATACCACCTTTGAGTGCTTCAATGTCTTTCATGTGTATGTCTGTATAATACAGCATAAAGTCTTTTAAAAATTTATTAGGATCAGTTATTTGCTCACCTTTTCTAACCTGTTGATTAACAAAAGGCTTAATTGTTTTTGAAAACTGTCTGTTGCCAAGCACAGCATCTATTTTGGCTTTGCCTACTTTTTCCAATGTCTGTGTAGCGGCAAATAACATTTTAGTTATATGACTGTCTTCCTGTGGTGTTAGACTAGCAACACCTGTGTAGTCCTTATAGGTAGCATCATCAAACCATACATCCTTGTGTGGAGTAAATGAAGCAGTGTTAACACCGTAACTGGCTTTTAGATTTGCAATATCTGGACCTTCATAACTGGTATGGAATATAATACCTAGTTTAGCACGACCAATACGATCACCAATACCTGTGTTAGTTGGTACAGCATAGGTAATAGTGTTTGGTGTAAACACATAACAGTCATCACCTTTGATTTTTGCTGTAGAAACATCACCTTCTGTAAACATCAAGTCACCTTGTACAATGCCGCCAATGTTTAGTTTAGGTAAATGTTTAAGTGCTTGGTAAAGTTTTTCTGCTAGTTCTGGTTTATCTTCATAATACTTTTGTATGTTTTTAGCAGTTTTACACAGTTTGGGTTCTTTGGCAAATATTGATTTAGTGCCTACAAAGAAACGACCGTCTTGCGGATCAATACCACAGAATACAGCAGGTGAGCCATCCCATTTAACAGTCACACTAGCAGTTGAGCCAGTGCCGTCTGCTAACATCTTTCTCAGACTTTCAACATAGTCTATTGCTGATGTAGCACCTTGATAACCT